TAAAGCTGGTGGGACTATACCTGGTACTGATATACCTATTGACCGGGTGGCTAATCTGTTCAAAAATATAACAAACGCAAAAACGTCTCCAATGTCTACAAATAAGTTCTCTGATCGTCAACAAACTCTCAAATCTCAAGGAGTAAAAACATGGTTCAATTAATCGCTCGCTCGCAATATGATGAACGTCTAACTCTTGCTTCTGATCTCTCCTTTGAAGGGGATAAAGGGGTTACTAAACAGGCCGATCTTAAGGACTGTGATATAAACCTTTTGTTCAAAAGGTTTGAAAAAACTGGTCAATTACCTGACCTAATCGCTAAAAATGGTCGCTATGGCGACTTCTCTGCGGTCCCGGACTATCAGGAGGCCGTCCAGATCGTTCGCGATTCTGAAGAGCAATTTATGGCTCTTAATGCGGATCTCCGTAATCGTTTTGCAAACGACCCGGCGAACTTCTTGGCGTTCGCTACGGACCCTGCTAATCTCGATGAAATGGAAAAACTCGGCTTGTTAAAGCCGGAAGCCGTTGCTGCTCGTAAGGCAGAACGCGCTGTAAAAGACGCTGAATACGTTGCAAAAGTAACAGCGGAACGCGAACAGGCCGAAAAGGTCCTGATCGCAAAAATCAAAGCCGAACTGAATAAGTGAGGCTACTCAGCACAGTTCCTACTTGATGTAACTGTGCTGACTGACACCAAAAAGGGGGCTTTAGGTGCTAGATCAACAAAAAGCAAGACTATCAAATCGTATAATTACCTGTGAAAACGAGGTAAAACTGGCGAAAATACGCCTACGGTCTAATGGTCAAGACCTTAAGTTCTGGACCAATGAGCTAAATGCTGCTCGGTACGAGCTAAACGGAATGCAAATGGAGCTAAATCTGCGCTGCTCTTCATGTGGAGACTAAAACAATGAAGTTTCGAAAGAAATTAAACAACAAAAGCTCAAAAAAATACTTCTCTAAGACTGCCGGTGCCGAACACGTGCACCCCAAAAATGCAATGATCATGCCGATGCGCGGTGGTATTCGCGCCTAAAAAGGGGCGCGTATGCCTTGTTACCACCCGATCTCGGCTTGGCAGCTCTTAAAAGTAAAAACTGCTAACGGGAAACCTACAATCTCGTTCAAAAATCCCTACGCTCGGCCTTCGCCCGATCGCGTAGGAATACAAGTTCCATGCGGTCAATGTATCGGCTGCCGTCTGGAACGCTCTCGCCAATGGGCTATACGCTGTGTTCATGAGGCCTACGGCCACGAAAATAACGCTTTTATAACTCTAACCTATGCCCCCGAAAATCTTCCTCCCGGTGGCTCTCTTCCAAACTATGAAGGCGGAGACTTTCAACTGTTTATGAAACGGCTGCGAAAGGCCGTTTCTCCGATAAAAATTCGGTTCTTCTCTTGTGGGGAATATGGGGAAAAAAATCTTCGTCCCCATTATCATGCTTGCATCTTTGGTTATGACTTTCCTGATAAAGTCTTGTATACTATTCGCGACGAATGTCGCTTATATCGATCTCCAATACTTGAAAAAATATGGGCGCTTGGCTTCGCAACTGTCGGTGATGTAACCTTTGAAAGTGCTGCTTATGTGGCTCGCTACATTACGAAAAAAATTACTGGTGGCCTTGCTGAAACGCATTATCAGGGCAAAAATCCGGAATATACGACGATGTCGCGTCGACCCGGTATTGGCAAGGCTTGGTATGATGAATTCAAATCTGATGTGTACCCTTCGGATGAAGTGGTCTTACGTGGAAAAATTATGCGTCCGCCTCGCTTCTATGATAAAAAATATGATGTTGACAATCCGGAGGAAATGATTAAACTAAAAGACAAAAGAAAAGCTAAAGCATTACTGGTAGCTGACGATAATACTGCTGCCAGATTAAAAACAAAAGAAACTTGCAAAATTGCACAGTTTCAACAACTCAAAAGGGGTCTTGAAAATGAAACTTAAACTGTTCGTAGTTTATGATGCAAAAACTGAAAGCTATGGGGTTCCCTTCTTCCGCGACTTTACTGCCAACGCTTTACGCGAATGGTCAGAGGTCGCATCTAACAAATCGGATAAACAAAATCAAATTTCAAAATACCCGGCTGATTTCACATTGTTCGAAATCGGTGAATACGATCAATCGTCCGGGCTTGTCTCTATGTATGACGTTAAGTTCTCGCACGGCACTGCACTTGAACATGTGAAAGAAAATCTAGTTCCACAAAACTAAGGAGTCTAAAATGCTGAGCTTTCCTTCGGGCAATCAACCTTCCGTCCTTACTTCTGGTCACAATTTCTCACAGGTCCCTAAAGCGGATATTCAACGCTCGAGCTTTAATCGCTCGCATGGTTACAAAACCGCTTTCAATTCGGGTTATCTTATTCCTGTGTATGTGGACGAGGCATTGCCCGGGGATAGCTTTAATCTTAAAATGTCGAGCTTTGCTCGTCTCTCTACTCCGATTGTCCCGTTTATGGACAATCTCTATCTCGCGTCGTTCTTCTTCGCGGTCCCTTATCGCTTGGTATGGTCTAACTTCAAAAAGTTCTGTGGCGAACAGGCCACAACTACCGCTTCAACAAACTTCACTATGCCGGTCTTTACTGCTTATGCACCGGCTGCTGAATCCCTCTCTGACTATATGGGGATTCCTATCTCTGGCGCAACAACTCCTCTTGGCGCCGGTGGTACTCTCTCGCACGTGTCTCTGTGGCATCGTGCTTATAATCTTATCTGGAACGAATGGTTCCGCGATCAAAATATGCAGGACTCCGTCGTTGTAGATCTCGACGATGGTCCTGATGCTATTGCTGACTATGTCCTTCTCAAACGTGGCAAACGTCATGATTACTTTACGTCTTGCCTTCCTTGGACTCAAAAAAATAATACTGGCACGGCTGTTTCTGTTGGTCTTGTCGGTACTGCTCCTGTTACTGGTATCGCTAAAAAAACTCAAACTTTCGGCTCAAATGCTGAATCTGGCTATGAAACTGGAAAATCTGCTATTACTAACTTCGGTGCTATAAATGCTGCCTATATCGATGCCGGAAGTGGTGATCAACAGACTCTTCTCGCACAAGACCCAAATAATCTTGGCTTTCCTAATGTCCGTGCCGATCTCTCTGCTGCCTCGGGCATAACAATTAATGCCCTTCGGCTTGCGTTCCAAACGCAAAAAATGTATGAACGAGACGCTCGCGGTGGTACTCGTTACCGCGAAATCGTTCAATCTCACTTCGGGGTCCTTGACCCAAATGATTCCCGGCTTCAACGCCCTGAATATCTCGGCGGTGGTACTTCTCCTATCATGCTCACTCCAATCCCTCAAACTTCTGCTACTGCCGGCTCTCTCGCAACTGGGCGTCTCTCTGCTGCCGGAATCCATGCTCAAAAGGGTCAGGGTTTCGTCAAATCCTTCTCGGAGCATTGTCTCCTTATCGGTATGGTCTGTGTCTATGCCGATCTTACATATCAAACTGGTCTAAACCGCATGTTCTCGCGGTCTACTCGTCTCGATATGTACTGGCCGGCTCTCGCAAATATTGGCGAACAGGCCGTCTTAAATAAAGAACTCTATTGTCAGGGTTCTGCTAATGCTACTCAAGATGCTGCTGCCTTTGGCTATCAAGAACGCTTCGCGGAATATCGCTATAAGCCTTCTAATATCACTGGCAAAATGCGCTCTCACTATGCAACGCCTCTTGATTATTGGCATCTGTCTCAAAAATTCACCGGGCTCCCGACGCTCGGCGCTACCTTCATTCAGGAGACCCCCCCGATTGATCGGGTGGTCGCCGTGAATACGGAGCCTCAATTCTTCTTTGATGCTTTCTTTGACTTAAAATGTGCTCGTCCTATGCCGACGTACTCTGTGCCCGGCTTAATCGATCACTTCTAAAAAATATGGGGGAGTGCGCTTTTGCGCTCCCCCCGACAACCGAAAGGGCGTCAGGTATGGAATGGATGTCTCTCGTAGTGCTAATCCTTAATGCCGTCGTGTCAGTCTTAACAAATCTCGATGTCAATCGTAAACGTTCTCAATCTCGGGCGGACGACTAAATGAGCTTCGATTGGGGTTCCCTAATATCAGGGGGCTTATCTCTTATTGGCTCTGGAATGGGTGCTGCTTCTTCCGCTAAAGGAATCGAGGCCATGAATGCTGCTAATCTGCAGCTTAGTCGGGAACAAATGTCCTTTCAAGAGCGTATGTCGTCTACGGCGCACCAAAGGGAGGTCGCGGATCTGCGCGCTGCTGGTCTTAATCCTATACTTTCTGCTACTGGTGGAAGCGGTGCTTCATCCCCCGGGGGCTCTGCTATCCCTATGCAAAATACTGCCGAACAATCTTCCCTGATAAAAGCGCAAATGGCCAATGTCGCTGCAAACACTGCTAAAACTCTCGCCGAAACTTCAACGGAAAAAACAAAACAGGTGATGAATGAGAAAACTGCTCAACGTCTCGGGGGAACAATCCCCGGAACGGATATCCCTCTTGATAGAGCTTTCTCATGGCTCACCGATGCAAAAAAATCGTATGAAAAATCACCTATTGCTAAATACATCAAACCCGACATCGCTATGGCAGGTCCTGCCGGCATGTTCTCAAAAAAAGGATAAAAACAATGATTACTGCTCGCTCACAATATGACGACCGCCCGGCTCTTACTTCTGATCTCTCCTTTGAAGGGGATAAAGGGGTAACAAAACAAGCGGACCTTCGGGACGCTGATATCAACCTTATCTTTAAAAGGTTTGAAAAAACTGGTCAACTTCCCGACCTTATCTTAAAAAACGGACATTATGGGGACTTCTCGTCCGTTCCGGACTATCAAGAATCCCTTGAAATTGTCCGTAATGCTCAAAATCAATTTGACGCGCTAGACGTCAATCTTCGTAATCGGTTCGAAAATGATCCGGCCAAATTTCTTGAATTTGTGTCGAATCCGGCGAATGCCGACGAACTCGAAAAAATGGGCCTATTAAAACCCGAAGCGGTTGAGGCCCGGGCTGCTGCTCGTGAAGCAGCCAATAAAAAGGCGGTAGAGGACCAGAAAAAAGCTGCCGATCAGGCTGAAAAGGATCTTATCGCCAAAATCAAGGCTTCCCTATAGGGAAGCCAAAAAGCACAGTTCCTACTTGATGTAACTGTGCTGACTGACACCAAAAGGGGGCTAAGGTGCTAGATAAACAAAAAACTCGGCTAAAAAATCGTATAGAAACCTGTGGTAACGAGGTAAAACTGGCGAAAATTCGCCTAAAACGCGAAATCGAAGATCTTCGCTTTTGGAAAAATGAGCTCTTCGCTGCTCACGCTGAGCTTCATGGTATGCAATTAGAGCTCAATCTGCGCTGCTCATCATGTGGAGACTAAAAAAATGAAATTTCGGAAGAAATTAAACAATAAAAGCTCGAAAAAATATTTTTCGAAAACGGCTGGCGCTGAACACGTCCATCCGAAAAATGCTTCCATAATGCCGATGCGCGGTGGTATTCGCGCCTAAAAGGGGCGCGTATGCCTTGCTACCATCCGATCTCGGCTTGGCAACTGCTTAATGTAAAAACTGCCAACGGGAAGCCTACAATCTCGTTTAAAAATCCCTACGCTCGGCCTTCTAAGGATCGCGTAGGCATACAGGTTCCATGTGGCCAATGTATAGGCTGCCGTCTGGAACGCTCTCGCCAATGGGCGATTCGATGCGTCCATGAGGCTTACGGCCACGAAAATAATGCTTTTATAACTCTCACCTATGCCCCCGAAAATCTTCCTCCCGGTGGCTCTCTTCCAAACTATGAAGGCGGAGACTTCCAACTGTTTATGAAACGGCTGCGAAAGGCCGTTTCTCCCGAAAAAATTCGGTTCTTCTCTTGTGGGGAATATGGGGAAAAAAATCAACGTCCCCATTATCACGCTTGCATCTTTGGGTACTCTTTCCCGGATAAAGTACTGTATACAATTCGCGACGAATGTCGTCTCTATCGTTCTCCGCTTCTGGAAAAAATATGGCCACTCGGATTCGCTACTGTGGGTGATGTAACCTTCGAATCCGCTGCGTATGTTGCTCGTTATATAACAAAAAAAATTACTGGCGGTCTTGCTGAGGATCACTATAAAGGCAAAAATCCTGAATATACAACCATGTCCCGGCGTCCGGGCATCGGAAAAGGATGGTATGACGAGTTTAAATCTGACGTCTATCCATCCGATCAAGTGGTCCTACGCGGAAAAATAATGCGACCGCCTCGTTTCTATGATAAAAAATATGAGCTTGACAATCTGGAGGAAATGACTAATATAAAAAACAAAAGAAAAGCTAAAGCTCTTGCGGTAGCTGACGATAATACTGCTGCGAGATTAAAAACTAAAGAAACTTGCAAAATTGCACAGTTTCAACAACTCAAAAGGGGTCTTGAAAATGAAACTTAAACTGTTCGTAGTATACGATGCAAAAACTGAAAGCTATGGGGTTCCCTTCTTCCGCGACTTTACGGCCAATGCAATTCGTGAATGGTCCGAGGTCGCATCTACAAAAAATGACAAACAAAATCAAATCTCCAAATTCCCTGCAGATTTCACTCTGTTCGAAATCGGTGAATTTGAACAAATGTCTGGAGAATTACGTCTCTATGAGACAAAGTATTCTCTCGGTCTAGCTTCTGAACACGTCAAACAGGAACCTATTCTCAACTAAGGAGAATCAAAAATGTTGAACTTTCCCGCGGGCAATCAACCTTCAGTCCTCACATCAGGTCACCAATTCTCTCAAGTCCCGAAAGCGGATATCCAGCGATCATCGTTCAATAGATCGCATGGTTATAAATCCGCGTTCAATGCGGGCTATCTTATTCCTGTATATGTGGACGAGGCTTTGCCCGGGGATTCGTTCAATCTCAAAATGTCGAGCTTTGCTCGTCTCTCTACTCCGATTGTTCCGTTTATGGACAATCTCTATCTCGCTTCGTTCTTCTTCGCCGTTCCTTATCGTCTCGTCTGGTCCAACTTCAAAAAATTCTGTGGCGAACAGGCCACAACATCTGCAACAACTGCTTATACAATGCCGGTCTTTACGGCTTATGCTCCGGCTGCTGAATCCCTGTCTGATTATATGGGGATTCCTATCTCTGGTACCACAACTCCTATGGGTAATGGTGGTACTCTTGCGCACGTGTCCTTGTGGCATCGTGCCTACAATCTGATCTGGAACGAATGGTTCCGTGATCAAAATCTTCAGGATTCTGTCGTCGTTGATCTTGACGACGGTCCTGATGCTATCGCTGACTATGTCCTTCTCAAACGTGGCAAGCGTCATGATTACTTTACGTCTTGCCTTCCTTGGACCCAAAAAAATAATACTGGTACTGCTGTCTCTGCCGGTCTTGCCGGAAACGCTAACGTTATCGGCATCGGCTTTGCTAATGTCACAAATGCGTATTCCAATGTGGATACGCTTGAAACCGGCAAATCTGCTGCTACAACTTATCCAAAAGCTAAAATCACTATCGCTGCCGATGGTGCTATCGGCTATCTTCAAACAAATCAGGATGCCTCTACTGGCTATCCTAAAATCTATGCGGATCTCTCAACCGCTACTGGCGTAACTATTAATTCACTTCGTCTAGCCTTTCAAACTCAAAAAATGTACGAGCGCGACGCGCGCGGTGGTACTCGCTATCGCGAAATAATTCAATCTCACTTCGGTGTCCTTGATCCCAATGATGCCCGGCTTCAACGCCCTGAATATCTCGGGGGCGGAACTTCTCCAATAATGCTCACTCCTATCCCTCAAACATCTGTAACTTCCGGCTCCTCGGCTACTGGGCGTCTCTCTGCTGCCGGCATTCACGCTCAAAAGGGTCAAGGCTTCGTAAAATCGTTCTCTGAACACTGTCTCTTAATCGGTCTGGTCTGCGTCTATGCTGATCTCACCTATCAACAAGGTCTGGAAAGAATGTTCTCCAGGTCTACTCGTCTAGACATGTACTGGCCCGCTCTCGCCAATATTGGCGAACAGGCCGTACTTAACAAAGAAATCTACTGTCAAGGCTCTGCTAATGCTGCTCAAGATGCTGCTGCCTTTGGCTATCAAGAACGCTTCGCGGAATATCGCTATAA